ACAAATTGCCGATAAGCTTAATAAAACATCACAGACCTTTGATAAGGTTGATGTTGAAACATATATGGAAAAAGCTGTTGATACTTTAAAAAGTATTAAAAATGGTGCAATTGGTGTATATACGTCTGTTAAAGAATACTTACAACCAATGGAGGCGGCTGGCCAAGCACATCTTAAAGCTGTAGCATCTATTGTAAACGCAGATAAACACCCACAAGCACTTTCTGGATTAACCCCAGAAGCTAAAATATTAGGTGCTTCTCTATTAAAACAATTCAAGTCTGCTGGATTTACACCAGTTGTAACTAGCGGCTATCGAGAAGGTGATGAAGGTTCTCATGGTGTAGGACAAGCAATTGATTACCAATTACAATTAGATGGTAAGCCATTAACAACCCAAGTTTTAGAATCAGAATCTTTTATAAAATTTATAAAAGATATAAAAGGCGCGGAAGGAATAAGGAATTTAATTCTTGAACAAGGACAACAAGCAAAAATATCAGATGAAATGATGAAAGCCATTGGACAAGACCCCAAGCTTAAAGATGCTGGTGATGCATCTAATCAGTTTGCAACTATTCATGTAGAATTTGAAAAGTATGCAGATAATCAGGAAAAGCTTGTTAAAGATATGGGACTAATGGCTCAGTTCTCTAATTTATTTTATTCGACGGGTGATAACATAAAGAAAGAAATGGATAAAGGTTCTGCTGTTGTTGATGGTAAAAATTATTCTAAGCCATATGAATCTCTTAAAGAACTGGAAGTGTTTGTTAAAAAACCATTAGAACAAACGAAACAACGATTAAAAACATACAGACAGTTCAGTGATGTATTAAAAGAAGGCAATATTATAGAAAATATTGACGATTTCTTTAAACAGTACGACCAAGACAATGTTGCTAAAATTGGTGAAAAGAAAATTAGAGAAACAAAACAAGCTGGCGATGCTATAAAACAAAAAATTATAGATATTGGTGCATTGGACTTAACAATGGATTCATTATTAAAATCAATAGAAGATCAAAAATTTGAAACATCTACATACTTAACTGAAACAGACAAGCTTGTAAATGTTGCTTCTAATACATACGAATTTATAAAAGAGCTTGTTATGTTACCATCAAAAATAGATGAGCAAGTTGGTAAAGATATAGAACGAATACAACAGGTATCTATACAAACATGGAAAGATAATCTTAAAAAGAAAACTTATCAGTTCATCCAAACGTCGGAGAATAGTGCCGCTGACTTAGAACGTGAACTAAAAATGACGGCATTTTCAGAAGCATTTGCCAAAGTATCTATGGATGGTGATATACAAGATGTTGAAACTTTAAAATCGTTGGGTAGTGCATTTGAAGAAGTATTAACAAAGTTATATTACACAAAAGCAACACTCAGTGAAATTCGCAATGACTTTATAAAAGATAAAGACTCACCTGATCTTAAAGCAGATAAAAATAAAATTCTTGACGTAGCAGAAGCACTAGCAAAAGAAAACGGTGCTAGATTTAAGAAACTTGCTTTAATTAAGTCAGAAATCGCTGCTATTCAGAAAGTAACATCATTAAGACAGTTAGAATCCAAGTGGTCTGATTATGTAACAAATTCATCAAAAGAAGTTAGAGATGCATCTTTTACAAGATTTAAAGAATTCTTAGCAGAAGGCGGAACACCAAGTGGTGGTATGTCAGATGCATTTGTTACTGGTATTCAAGAATCACAGTCAGAATGGCTTAAAACAAGTGAATTGATGTATGAAACTGGCAAACAGTTAAATGATAACTTAACATCTACATTTGAAATAGGTTTCTTTGATACAATGACAAAAGGTATATCATCTATTGGTGACATGTTTAAAAATCTGTGGGATGTTGTTAAAAATACAATTCTTGGTATTATATCTAAAATGGCTGCTATATCAGCTACTAAGCTAGTTCTTGGTATAGATATTCAAGGCGGTATAACTGGCGGTAGTAGTTCTGGTGGTGGTTTGCTTGGTGGACTATTAAACAACGTAATTGGTGGGTTGTTTGGTGGAACAAACTCATCTGGAACAACAAACTCATCTGGAACAACAAATTTATTTGGAGCCCTATTAGGCTCTGGGGTGGGTGGTGCTGCTGGCCCTGCTGCTAAGGGAAATCCTCTTGATATTGTGGCTGCTGCTACTGGTATGGCTGGCGGAGGATTAAATATTGGAAGTGTTCTTTCTGGTGCTGCTGGTGCTAAGATTGCTACTGGTGCTAATACAAGCGGTGGACTTCTTGGTAAAGCATCAAGTTTCTTAAAGGCATATCAAACTCCGCTATTAGCTACTGCTGCTATTGGTTCGTTTTTAACGCAACCCGGAAGATTATTCGGCGGTACTAAAGATAAAACTGGTGATGCTCAGTCATCATACGCAGTATGGACAGACCGCAAAAAAGGAATGAATGATGGTAGAATTACAGATGCATTAAACTATTATATGGGCGGTAATGCTTCAGATATTGCTAATTACAACTTTGGTAACATTGGGTACTCAACGTGGACATCTGGCGATGGTTGGTTTAAAGGCCCGAAAGAAAAACATGCAGCTACAGACCCTAGTGCTTACATAAACAGCATTAAAGAATACATGGAACTGCTAATTGATACTGGTAAGATTCATTATGATAATGTGTTTAAAATAAACAAATTATCAGAAACTAATCAGATGAAAGCATTACAGATGCAGTCGGATTTAGATAACAAAAAGTTACAGCTTATTAGAGATAATTACAATAAAGCTGCTGCTGCCGACTTAGGTGATCCTGAGAATATAAACAAGTTAGACGAATTGCGTGATACCATGCTAAATTCAGAGTATGATTACAGACAGCTTCAAGAGCAGATATTAAACTTGGAAAAAGAAACAGGCTACAAACGGTTAGAATATCTTGATTATGTTAAATGGTCAGGTGATAATCAGATTGCTTCTATGAAAACAGTTATTTCTATTGAGCAAGATAGAATGAAAGAATATGAAGCAAATACTATTGAGTGGTATGATGCAAAACTTTCTTTGATGCGCTCTGAGAAGGAACTTGCTGATATTTTAAAAAATGCTGCGAAAGATGCAAAGAATACTATTAGTGCATCTGTTACTGATATGTATAAACTTGGTGAAAGTGGATTGCTTGACAAAAAACTTATGAGTAGAACAGGGGATCCTTTATCAGAATATCCACCATATTATGGACACCCGCCTTTTGAGAATGGTTTATTGTCACAATACGCAGGAAAAATAAATGATATTAGAGATTTAAGAAGTGGCGAAAACATAGATGAAATTTTTGGAAAACTTGGACAAGAAAAAACAAAATGGGTGTCTAGTGGTAATTTTATAGAACAGGATCCCACATCAAATGTTAATAATAACGGCATACGTGTAAACATACGTGCCCCACATGTAGATAAAGAGCGGCAACCTGTTGAAGAAATGATATTAACATACGAAATGACCATAGATGAGGCCATAGAACAAATATCCGAAGATGCCGAAGATATGCTTACAAAATATCATTATGATGTAAATATTAATAGACTCAAAACATCAATTGATGAAGTTCTTTCAAATGTTGATAATTCTCTTGTTAAATCATTTGAACAGATGAAAACATCTTATGATTATTTTAAATATGATGTTGGTGATTATTTAAGTTCGTCAGAGCAAGAACAGGGAAAGATGGAAGTCGAGGAATCACTACAAAGCTTCTATTTAGAACTGGCAAACGGAATACAGGGATTTATTGATGCTGGTTTATTTTCACTAGATGATTCCATGTTAGAATCATTTAAACGCGCCATTAAAAATGGATTTGATGAAACAGCCCTTGACATTTATGACAGTATCAGAATTTCGGCAAATGAAAGTCGGTTTAAACTCGGTGTTGTATCTGGTATGAAAGATATGGATGATTTAACTAGCTTCCAGACTTTATTAACTGGAGATAGTGGTAACGCATTTAGAGAAATGTTAGGCTTAGAAAAGTCACAAAGAACTTTTATGTATAGAGACTGGAGTGTACAGGGTGAAGATACATATTCTAATTCTAACCCACAAATAAAATATTTCTCTAGAGAATTAGACCCGCTGAAAGATATTATGGAACATTATGGTGATGATCCGTTTAAGTTCTATTATGAAACTATGAAAAAATCTATTAATCAGAGAATTTCTGATTCTGAAAAAGAATCTGATGAATGGTTCGCTGCCAGAACTGATCTATGGGATCTTGAAATGGAAAACTTACAACGTGCAAAAAAACAAGAAGAAGAAAAACAACAAGCAATGGAAGATTTGTTTGGTAAAATAGAAGAAACATTAAGAATGCGTCTTGCCGAAGAACGTAAAACGACAAAAGGTGATATAATGTTTGTAGATGTTGGTTCAAGTCGTGACGCTCAGAAGTGGCTTGATAAAATGATTTATGCTGCTAAAACTAATGACCCGAAGGCTATAGAATTAGCAGACGAATTCAGAAAGAAAATGTCAGGAATCAGGTGATAAACTATGAAAATATTATTTGACTTTAGACCTAATAGCAGTTCTGATACTGTTACAATCACGGCATCTACTTCTGCTTCTAGCTTTCCTACATCTAACTTAAAATCATTGGAGCCTGTTAAATCTTGGAAAAGTACTGTAATTACAGAATCTTGGGTAAAACTAGATTTTGGTGCGAATGTTCAATACAATTCATTATTTTTGAATCGTATAAATTTTGCTGCGTGTACTGTAGCTGTTAGCACAAATGATGTTGCATATACAACAATAGAATCTATTACAGGAATGAGCAAAGACGAGATTTATGACGAAGATTATATACATCGATGGGTTAATTTAGCCGGTAGTTATCGCTATATAAAAATAACAATTCCTGCACAAACACCATTATTTAATCCTACTTATTTCAAGATAGGAAACATTCTTGTTGGTACTGCTGTAGAAGCATGGAACCCAAAAGCTGGCTTTCAGATTACATATATTCCTAAAATGGCTATAACAGAATTTAAGTCTGGATATATTGTCAGCGAAAAGCTTGGTAGAACTAGACGAGCGTTTAATGGAGTACTTGATAAAGTTGCAACGACTGAATTAATAAAAATGCGTTTAACATATGAACCATTTGTGTTATACTTAGATTATACTGCTGATGCTTCTCAGTGCTTCTTAGTACAAGCAGTTAAGGAATATTCAAAGTCTTACCAAATGGCAAATATACAAACATTGCCATTCGCAATTGAAGAAATAGTTTAAGGCGGACAAAACCATGCTTAGGATTCATACAAATATAGGCGCAATTGATTATTATTTTGCATCTGAGCCATTAGATTATGATGATAAATATTGGGAGCCTAGAATTGTAGATAGTTTTTCTATTATCAGATACTTTCAGATGAATGAAGGTACTGGTAACAGAATCAGAAGCATGAATATTACACTTGATAACCATGATGGTTACTTTGATACATTACAAACAAACTACGGATTTTTAAACCAGAAATTTACTTTGTACTATGATGATGGTGCAAATCCAACTAGAAAATTTGTTGGTAAAGTAAATAGATTAAATTCATATGGCTCAGAAATACAGCTAACTTTAATGGAAGTTGGTTATGAATACCTTGATAGTCCTTTTCCAGATGCACAAATAGCATATGACTATTACTCTGAAAATGGCATCAATGAATCTTGGAACGCTGTGCCTATTCACTTTGGTTATGTATATAGATTCCCTTTAGCGTGGGTAAACTTAGCATTATCACAGTTTATGATAGGATCTGGGCCAATATTTAAAGTATCGAAAGTTTATTTTGATAAAGAAATTGTTTATGATGAGAGTGCTGGAATAAATGGATACAAACCAAACAATGATTCACGCAATGTTAAAGTTCGTGTTTATCATGGCACTGGTTCTAGTGGTAGTCCTGAAGTTGTTGGTGGGGTTACAAGTGATTGGCCCGGATTCTCCTATGTAGAGTTCTATTATGAAGATGATGGTAGTCCTGCGCCGCCTCTATTGGCAGATGGTTCAACTGCTCAGGTATATGCTGATATACAAGGTATTCAAAATGCTACTGGAACTGCACCTGAAAGAAACCCTGCACAGATTATTTATAATCTTTTAACCAAGCCAATTAATGGATATGAGGGCTATGGTCTTGCTATTAATTCTGATGATTTAGACTTTGCTGCTGCTATTACAGAGTGTTCTACTCAGTCATTTTATATCGATGGATCAATTAATCAGAAACAGAATTTTGGAGCCTGGTTAGATGAACTGTTAAGATGCTGTCGTGGTATGTTGTTTGAAGAAGATGGTAAGATCAAATTAACCATTGATAGTGCTAGGGGTAGTATCGCTGCTGCATTTGATGAAAGTGGTGAAATTGGTTATAACTGCTTTGTTGAGCCGTGGGACGAACCAGACTTAGACAAACAAATAAACAGAATGAAACTCAGCTATGACTTAGAAGCTGAAACTGGTAAGTTCAGAAAGAAACCCGCTGTAAATGAAGAATCCCCACTTGGCGATACACATTTAATCAATGATACACATAAAACTAGAATTAACAAATGGAATACATCGGAAATAGAATTCAGGTTAATTTCTGATGACCACACGGCACATAAATTAGCACAATACTATTTCAACAAAGGTATTTTACAACTCAAAACTGTAAAATTAACTGTAGAAAATTCAATTCCAAATGATTTAGATGCTGGTGATTTAATAACAATCACATCAGCTAAGTTTGGCTGGAACGCAAAACAATTCCTGATTGAACAGATAGAAAAAGCAGAAGAACACACAATCATTGATGCAAAAGAATATGATTCTGCTGTTTACACTTATAATGCTATTACACCTGCGTCTCCGCCTTCTCAGAATCCTTATTCAAGATATATTAAACCAGATAAACCAGAACTGACAAGCATAACATTACATAATGATATTATGTCCGATGGTACAACTCAGACTAGACTTAACTTTCAGCTTGTTAAGCCAACAACAAATGTTGCACAGATAGCCATTTTCTATAAAGTGAATGGCGAACCAGATAGTTCATTTAAAGTATTAGGTTCAACTATTGATGAAAATTTAGATGTAATCTGGGCTGGTTTTAACTCAGGAAATTACAACTTTAGGGCGGTATCAATAAGTCCTACTGGGATAATGAGTGATTTAGCTATAGAAGCCGGGGATACTCATTATTACGGACAGCCCGGAACTGAAAGCTATTTAACAATAACCGCCGATCAAGTTGCACCCGGAGAGCCTAGAATTAGCAGTATTGTACCTACAATGGGTGGTGTTGTAATTTACTTAGAGGTGAATGGTGGAATACCTGATGATTTTTCACACTTTAAGATTTACAGAAAAATAGGTACAGGTTCAGAAGTTTTAATAGAAGATAGGTGGACTACACAACTATTCACTGACAATGAACGTGATGATACTTATGCAGCTAGAAGCTATTCAGCGATTGCTGTGGACAAAACAGGAAATGCTTCTAGTCAAAGTGATTATAGTTCTGCTGTTAGTCCGTTACAAATTCAATCAAACGATATTACCGCCAATCAAATAGTTGCAAAAGATTTCAGGACAGCATTAGACGTGGGCGCAACAGTAGACGGTGTAAAATTTACAGCTAATGGCATTGA